TATTCTTTACTTGTTACTACGGACTACATGGACAGCCGCAAGGCTAACGATCCTGAATACGTGCCATCGGCTGATTGGATTACTTGGAGAGCGTCTATCAGGACTACGGCTTCTGAGGCGGTTGTAGCTATCAATGCGGCGGCTGACATTGCTGCGTTACAAGCTGCGGTTCAGGTAACATGGCCTAACAACCCGGACTATAAAGGCGTTTAAACATGGCAACCATAGTAGACGGCACTGCTGGTGTTACATTCCCTGCGGGTGGGGTAGGCAACCCTGCGGGTGCTGTGGTTGGCACGACTGATACCCAGACGCTGACGAATAAGACGCTGACTACACCGGTTATAGCTTCAATCACAAACACAGGAACGCTTACCCTGCCAACCCTTACCGGAACGGTGGGTCTAGCCACAAGAACAGTTCAAGTCTTTACCTCTGGTTCGGGCACCTACACGACGCCTACAGGGTGTAAGGCTATTTCGATTCGTTGTGTTGGCGGGGGTGGCGGCGGCGCTGGGGCGGGAACGGGGACGCCCACAGGAGGAGGAAGCGGCGGCAGCACAACCTTTAGCACATTGACTGCTGCGTTCGGCACAGGCGGCGCGGTTACTGGCTCTGGAGGAGCTGGCGGCTCTGGAACGAATGGCGATTTAAATGTTCAAGGTGGATACGGAGGGCCGGGTGGTGGTGGTGCAACACAAAACGCAGGTGGTGGTGGTAGTTCGCCATTGGGGTGTGGAGGAGGGGTTGCTGCTACTGGTGGTTACAATGGAACTACTGCTGCTGGTTATGGCGCTGGCGGCGGTGGTGCAAGTTCCCCTGCAAGCGGTTCCGGCGGGGGTGGCGGCGCTGGTGGTTATGTTGAAAAACTAATCTCCTCTCCATCGGCTACGTATTCGTACGCTATAGGCGCGGCGGGTGCCGCTGGGACAGGGGTTACAGCAGGAACCGCAGGTACTGGTGGCGTAATCATCGTAACGGAGTCCTACTAACATGCAAACCTACGCGGTTATCAAAGGAAATCTGGTTGAGAACATCATTGAATATGAAGTTCAACCGACTACACCGCCACCGGGCTTTGACGATGGCTATATTGCTGTTCAAGCGGATAGGGTAAGTCCGGGTTGGCTTTATGAGAATGGCGTGTTTATAGACACGACACCTCCGGTAGAGCCAATTGTGATGCCGCCTGCGCCTACGCTTGCGGAACAGATTCTGTCCAACCCAGACGAACTGGCTAAACTCAAACAAGCATTAGGACTCTAAAATGGCCTCAACATACAGCAACCTTGGCATCGAACTGATCGGTGCTGGCGAACAGACGGGAACGTGGGGAACCACGACCAATACCAATCTGGGAACCCTGATAGATCAGGCAATCGGTGGATATGCAACCGTAGCTTGCGCTACGGGAACAGATACCACTATCACTATCCCTAACGGGGCTACTGGTGTGGCGCGGAATATGTTCTTGAAGTTGACCGGCACTGGTGGTGCCAGCACAAATTTAATTGTGCCCACCAACACAAAGCTTTACTTCATCTTTAACAACACCAATGGTGCTGTAACCGTTAAAACGTCTACCACAGGGGTATCAGTTCCAGCGGCTACAAAAGCTATCTTGTTCTGCGATGGCACAGATATTATTAGCGCGGTTAATGGCATGTCTTCTTTAACCCTTACGGGGACTGCCGCCACTAACACACAAATTATAACTGCCGGTGGAACTACCACAGGGAATGTTTCCTTTGGTATGACCAATACCTCTGGCGGGCTTATTGTAGGCGCTGAGTCTTCTGTCGGCGGCACATTAGTTACTGGTGCGCCAGCATACGCAACCGTTCTAGAAACACCTACGCAGCCTTTGTTCATTAGCACCAATGCTGGAACCTCCGCCTGCGTGGTTGTTAACACAACTGGTGAAATTGTTCTTGGTAACGGAGACGCGGTAGCCTCGCCAAGCACCGGCTTTTTAAGAGCTACTAGCGGACTTGGAACGAATATAGCTGGCGCTAGTTTGCAAATTTCCGCTGGCGCTAGTACTGGCACTGGAAACGGTGGCAGTATCATATTGTATACGTCTCCAGCATCTACATCGGGGTCTTCCGCAAATGCTGCTGTTGGCCGTTTGGTTGTAGATTCCGCTGGCAATGTTGGTGTAGGAAGTGTCACTCCTACGGCGCTCAACGGTATATTGCAGGTTAGCGGTCACGCTTCGGTGCAGACGTTGTTGGAAAAAGCCACCATATCCGCCATAGCAGCAACGGGGGCATTAAACTACGATGCGCTTACTCAAGCGGTTTTATATTACACAAGCAACGCTTCAGCAAACTGGACGTTGAATATACGCGGTAGTTCTTCGGTAACCCTGAACAGCACGATGCAAACAAACCAAGCTTTGACTATTGCGTTTGCTGTAACACAAGGCACTACAGCTTATTACCAAACCGCAATAACAATAGACGGTAATGCAATCACTCCAAAATGGCAGGGTAGTGCTCCAACGGCTGGTAACGCTAATTCTTTGGATGTCTACACCATAACCATATTTAAGACGGGTTCAGCAGCATTTACCGCACTTGCTTCGCAAACCAAGTTCTCATAGGTATATCAGATGCCGTTGATTAATACATTTGGTGCCGCAAGTGCGCGTGGGTTTGGTTTTTCCACTGGTATAGCAAAAAAACTTGTCATAAGCGCCGACACCGCTAACTACAACATATTTACTGCGGCTGGTTCGCCAACTTTCCCTATTGCCGTCACGCTTACTATTAACGCCAGCATTAACGTCTATTCAACCAGCACTTCTACCTACGCACTGGATACAGGCACTGGCTGGGTTGCCGGATCGACTATCACCATAGCTAATAGCGGAAAAATTATAGGCAAAGGCGGTGCTGGTGGTGCTGGCAGCGTGGCACAAGGCTCTAGCCCATATGTTTATACAGGCGGTAATGGCGGTGGCGGTGGCACAGCTTTAAGAATTCAATACGCTACAACCATAACGGGCGCAGGTAATATTGTAGCCGGTGGTGGCGGTGGTGGTGGTGGTGGTGGAGCAGTCAGTTTTGGTTTGGGAAGTGCTGGTGGCGGCGGTGGTGGTGGCGGGGCTTACAATGGTAGTGGTGGCGCGGCTGGTGTAGCTAGTTTTGGAACTGCCTCCAGTGGTGCTGCGGGTGATTCTGGAAGTTTTACGGCTGGCGGTGGCTTCGGTAACAAGGGCAGTAATGTATATGCCACTGGCGGTAACGGTGGTGCGGGTGGATACGGCGCGGCTGGTTCTGGTGGGGGTGCAGGCTCACCGAATGATGCTGATTCTGGTGGTGGTGCGGGTGGGGCAGCAGGTAATGCAATTAACGGGGTAGCAAACATAGTAGGTGTTAACCCAAACACCGTAATCGGGACATCGGTTTAAGGAATAGACATGGAAAACCAACATCTAATAAACGCGCTTCTGGGTGGTGGTTTCACCGTTCTTGGCTGGTTTGCTCGTGAGCTTTGGGCTGCGGTCAAAGAGCTAAAGGTCGATCTTGCCAAGCTGCGCGAGGACTTGCCGCGAGAGTATGTTATTCGGACTGACTACCGCGAAGACATCCGGGACATCAAAGCGATGCTTGCAAAGATATTTGAGAAGTTAGAAAACAAAGCCGACAAATGAACCCACTGGTCATATCAGGTCTGTTCTCTGCTGCTCAGTCTTTGATTGAGCGGTTCTTTCCTGACCCGGAGAAGAAAGCAGCAGCCCAGTTAGAGTTGCTGAAGATGCAGCAGAATGGCGACCTTGCCCAGCTTGCTGCTGAAACTGATTTGGCAAAGCTGCAAGTGCAGGTCAATTTGGAAGAAGCTAAGAGTGCCAATTGGTTTGTGGCTGGCTGGAGGCCGTTTATCGGATGGACTTGCGGTTGTGGTCTTGCTTACGTATCCATTATTGAACCGCTGGCTAGGTTTGCTGCACAGGTTTGGTTTCACTATACCGGGTCTTTCCCGGTCATAGATACCACGATAACGATGCAAGTCTTGCTTGGCATGTTGGGTCTAGCTGCCGCTAGAACTGTGGAAAAGGTAAGAAACGTAGAAGGCAACAGATGAAAGAGAAGCTGACATTTGTTGTCACAACGATGGTCAGTTTTACGCTGTGCGTTGTTATTGGCGGGATGGTATTTGCGTTGTGTGTCGGGCTGTTTGATCATGCCGTAGACAACGACGACATCTTCAAATTACTA